ATCTATGTGGTTATTCAATTGTAACTGTACAGGTTATTATTCTGCTGACGTAAACCACTTTATTGGTCGAATTTATAACTGGCAGATTTGGTCTGGTGGCGTTCTTGTTCGAGACCTTATACCTGTCCTTGACTGGGATATGAAGCCATGTATGTATGACAAAGTATCAGGACAGCTATTCTATAATAAAGGAACGGGTAATTTTACTTATGGTCGGGAAATCCATTATGTAGATTATTTGGAAAGCACAGGAACGCAATATATTGATACTGGTGTTAAATTGACAAACAACCATTCTGTCGAGTTGGATTATGAGCTTACAAATGCATCACAATCACGCGCAGGGCTGTTTGGGTCATTGAATATGACTGGGTCAAACCAAGGTCGTTTTGGATCGTTGTTATCGCCGTCAAATAGATACTTGGAACACGGTTATGGTTCAGGAAATGACTATTGGCAGCAAGGATTACCAGACACGAAAAGACACAAACTTTATCAAAAGAAAAACGAGCTTTATTTTGATGAGACTTTAATCCACACATTTAATACAGCAACATTTAATTTGGATATAAATGCTTATTTAGGGAACTTTGTTTATACAAACTATACACCAGCATTAGCAAAGTATTATGGTTCAAAATGGTGGGATGGCGACACACTGATAAGAGAATATTTGCCTGCCATTGATGAAAACGGTGTTGCTTTTATGTTTGACCGAGTAAGCCATACTATTTACGATAATGCTGGAACAGGTGCTTTTAAGTATCCGATAAAGGAAATTGAATATATCGCATCCACTGGAACTCAATATATCAATACAGGTGTTAAAGGTAAAAACAATTTGGCGTATAAGACAAAAGTAAACTTTACGAGTTTGTCCACTAGCGGTTCGAATGGTATTGGTGGGGAGTATTTACAAAATGCTTCTGCATATATCGGCATGGTTCGTGCTAATGGGCATTTCACATATCTGTATTATAATACTGCGATTGAAACAACAAAAACATTATATGCTAACACAGATTATGTCATTGATTCTGTCCAGAATAGTGGTTCGCAAATCGTGAAGATAGATGATGAAGTAATATCCAACGGAACGATTACTGCCACATTTACATCAACGAGAAATGTCTTTTTGTTTGCTATTTGTTCAACAAATGATGCAGCCGATGTCTATGGTTCTTTAAAAATGTCATATTGCCAGATATTAGATAATGGGACAATGATTCGTGATTATATCCCTGCCTTTTACAACGGTGAAGCTGGTATGTGGGATAAAGCAAACAATGTTTTCTATCCAAACTCAGGAACAGGAACATTTACCACAGGCAAGATAGTGGAGAGTTTATATGAGTAAAAAGAAAGAAACAAAACTAAAAAAACTATATATAAATGAGCTAACTGAAGAACAATATTCAGAGATTACGCCAAAGGAAAAAGAGCTTTATCTGACTCCTGATACAACTGAACAAGATATTGCTTCTGCTATTAAAGATCATAATTCAAATCCTTTGTCCCATGCAGATATAAGGGCTTTAACAGATACTTTTATACACGAACAAGGAGTTGCAAGTGCTGTTTGGACGGTTCAGCACAACCTAAATAAATATCCGTCCGTAACTGTTGTTGATAGTTCCGGAAATGAGCTGATTACAGAGATTGAGTATGTAGATACAAACACTGTTCAAATCACTATGAACGGAGCATCAAAAGGGCGGGCTTATTTAAACTAAAAAGGAGAGAAAAAAATGGCCAAATCAGTATTAACAGACTTAAATCTTAATAAAAACGAATTGCAAAATGCAACAATTCAAAATCTAGCTTCTGCACCGTCAAGTCCGGTCGCAGGTCAGGTTTACTTCAATACAGCAACTAATAAGTATATGGGGTATAATGGCTCTGCTTGGGTTGATTTGTCAAATCAAGGAGAGGTTTATACCTTTTCAAATGGTTTAACAAAAGACGCTAGTAATAATGTCACTTTGGATGTTGCAACATCATCTGCTATTGGTGGTGTGATTGTTGGTTCAAATATCGGTGTTTCAAGTGGAACGATTAGTGTTGCTGACGCCTCAACAACGGCAAAAGGTGTCATTGAAATCGCGACAGACACGGAAGCAAGTACAGGAACAGACACAACAAGAGCCATTAACGCTAAACAGTTGGCAACAAAAGTAACTGCAAACTCTGCAATTACAGGAGCAACACACACAAAGATCACATACGATAGCAAAGGTCTTGTAACTGGCGGAGCAGATTTATCAGCATCCGATATTCCTAGCTTAACACTATCAAAGATTTCTGACGTAACAGCAACAGCTTCTGAATTGAATGTCTTAGATGGTATTACGGCTACAACAGCAGAATTGAACTATGTTGACGGCGTTACAAGTGCTATTCAGACACAGTTAAATAATAAGGTCGCTTCAAACGCTGCAATTACTGGTGGAACTCATACCAAGATTACTTATGACTCAAAAGGTTTGGTAACAGGTGGTTCTTCTTTGTCTGCTTCAGACATCCCTGATATTAGCTCAACTTATGTAACAACGGCTTCAAAAGGCGTTGCCAATGGGGTTGCTTCTTTGGATAGCGATGGTAAAGTTCCGAGCTCACAACTCCCGAGCTATGTTGATGATGTTATTGATGCTTACATTGTAAGTGGTTCAACTGCTTTGTCTGCTGGATGGTTGTCAAAAACTTCTGGTGGTTCTGCTTTAACTCCTGAAACTGGTGTGATTTATGTTGTATTAACATCTGGTGAATATTTGAACAAGACATATCGTTGGTCTGGTACAACTTATGTGGAAATCAGTTCAGCACCCGGTCAGGCAACTGAATCAACGGCAGGTATTGCTGCTATTGCAACAACAGCACAAGTAGAAGCTGGAACAAACGACCAAACAATCGTAACACCGGCAAAGCTAGCAGCTGCTATATCAGGTATGGCCACTACTCATACATATTCAAATCCTGCATTGACAGCTTCTTCTGGCGTTTGTACTTGGACAATTACAAATACATACGGACCTTTTTCAATGTGGATGATAAAAGATGCTTCAACAGGGGAAGAGGTTGTTTGTGATATAACTCATAATTCTGGCAATGTTGTTATAAAAATAAATTCTACATCTAATATTGCTGCAAATACATATAAAGCTATGGCGGTTTATTAAGGAGAGCCTATGACTCAGTTTAGAAACTTGAGCTTGGATGATACCTTAGGTGGCAACTCTCCATCAGACTACGTTATTCCTAGTCAGAAAGCTATTAAAGAGTATGTTGATACTGGTTTAAGTGATAAACAGGATAGTTTAACCGCTGGAACTGGTATTGATATAACAAACGACACAATAAGTGTTGTTTCTCCTACTTTAATAAATACAGCCACACAAGCTAGAAGTATAACAATTTTAGGAACTGCTGCTACCAATAATAGAACAATAAATATTGGATATGACTCGCTTGGAAATTGGAGTGATTCTGTTATTATTGGTGGAAGTGCAAAGCCAACTGGTGAATGTGCTGTTGCCATTGGTAATACTGCTGAGGCATATTATTATTCTACTGCATTAGGATATGGTGCAAAAGTAAAAGGGCAACATTCTATTGCCATAGGACAGAGTGCTATTGTAGACACGGATGTATATGGTGCTATTCAGATAGGATATGGGACTAATACAGAAGCAAAATCATTAAATATCGGTTTTTGGGATAGTACAACGCCAGTAAATTATAAACTACTTGGTTCAGATGGTAAAATACCATCAGCTCGTATTCCTGATTTAAGTTCTACTTATCAAGCAACGCTTGTATCTGGAACAAATATCAAGACCATAAACAACCAAAGTATATTGGGAAGTGGTAATTTAACTATTGGAGGTGGGTCTGTTGAAACCGATGGTAAATCAATCACTACAAATTCAAGTGATGAATTACAAACTGTTGGTGTTATAGACCAAAACAATACAACAAATGCTATTAAAACTTGGACAGGTACAAAAGCTCAGTATGATGCCATAACGACAAAGGATTCTAACACTCTCTATAATATAACAGATGATGCTAATCCTTTACAGGCTCTATTAGAAACAATTTACCCAGTTGGAAGTATTTATATTGGAACAATGGCTGTGTGTCCTTTATCTGCCTTATTTGGAACTTGGCAACTTGTTAGTTCTGGAATGGTTTTACAAGGTTCTGATAATAGTCACGTTGCTGGTAGCACTATTGAAGCTGGGTTGCCTAATATTGTAGGTTCCTATTATCAAGGAAATTACGCGGCAGGAGGTTTTGCTGGTATTGGTAATACAGGAACAACAACTGGAGCTTTTTATGATGCAAAAAATGCAGGAACAGGTGGTAAATATTCATATCCAAGTGGAGATACAACCAGTGGGTTAGGTTTTGATGCTTCATTATCAAACTCAATTTATGGTAATTCAAATACAGTTCAACCACCAGCATTTGTGGTTAATATATGGCAAAGGACAGCATAGGAGGATAAATGAGCGACCAAATAGACGTTAATCAGTTATCAAATGCAATACAACAAAAGGTTGATTTACCAGCACAAAAAAATCAAGCTGATGTAGATTTTGTTATTGAAAGCCAAATACCAAATGCTTCTAATAACTATACTTGGTATAGATTATATAAATCGGGCTGGGTTGAACAAGGCGGATGGTTTGTTGGAACAGCAAGCGCAACAGCAAAAGTTATTACTTTACCAATAACAATGTCAGATACTAATTATTCTGGTTATGGATTTTGTCAATGTACCTCTGCAACCGATACTGGTAATTCACAAAGTTATAGAAGCTGTTTTTTAAGAACATCTACTACACAAATAACAGTAAGTCAAACAAATGGTTGGACAACACAGTGGGAAGTTAAAGGATTTGCAGCACAAAGTTGAGGAGGAATTATGAGTACATATTTAGGAAATCAATTATTATCAGGAGTTGCAACAAATACTATATCAAATGCACATTCTTTATTGGATTTTAAATGGTCTGACCATATTCTCAATGAAATGAGTTGGTTAAGGGCAGATACTTTTTCTTGGCAAAGTGGGGATGTATATGTAGCAGCTTATAACCATCTTGTTGCTGATAATTCATCTGGTACTTCACAAACTGAAACTATTGGTTCTTATACGATAACTTATGTCTTGGCTACAGATGGACATAAGATTACAACAGACGAAACGAATGTGGTAAACATCTACAACGAATCTGGAATAGCTTGGTATTATATTCTTGATACAACAAATAAAAGATTTAAACTACCAAGAACAAAGTTTGGTTTTACTGGTTTAAGAGATGGTGCTGGAAATTTTGTAAGTGCTGGGTTGCCGAACATTGTTGGTGAATTAAATAACGCTTGTTTAGACCGTGTTGCTGCTTCAGGGGCTTTTAGCAGAAATAGTAAAGATTCTGGCAGTGGTTATGGGGGTAGCTCATTCACAGATACAGGGGTTGATTTTAATGCTTCTCGTTCATCAGCAATTTATGGTAATTCTAATACCGTTCAACCACCTGCAACCCAAATGTATCTTTACTTCTATGTTGGACAATTTTCTCAATCTGCAACAGAACAAACAGCTGGATTAAATACAGAGTTGTTTAATGGGAAACAAGACGTTCTTCCTAACACAGTAGATTATGTTGTAGAGTCATACAGAAATGGTGCTAACTGGTATCGTATATACAAGAGTGGTTGGGTAGAACAGGGTGGACAAACAACGACAGGTGGAACAACAAATCTACTAAAGAATTTCTCTCATACAGACTATACAGTAGAAATATCACTTCTTGAAATGTCGGCTTATCCTTATGGGTGGAGAGTTTATGACAGAACAGTATCTAACTTTAAGAGTGCTGGAGACAACGGAAGTAATGGGAAACAATCTATGTGGGTTGCATTTGGACAAGGAGAATAAAGATGATAGTAAATAAACCATATACAAATAAGGAATATGCAGATTTGGCTGTTTATTGCAATATAAATGATTGCCATATAGAAGATAAGGGTGATTATTTAGAAAGTGTTTCAAATGAACATCCTGCACCAACCTATGAGGAAATAGACCAAGCACGAATTGCTTACCGTAAAGAGCATATTGACGACAAGACTATTGCTCGTATGAGAAAAACAGCAAACGGTACTTGGACGGAAGAAGATGAACAAGCGTATTTGGAATTGGATGCCGAAGTAACTGCATATATTGAAGAAAACTATCCTTATCCGGTAGAGGGAGAAGATGAGTAAGTATGTACAGGACTTTCTTCCCGGCTTTCTAGAACTAGAAGCGAAAGAGCGTGAAGCAATGATAAGCGAAACGGAACGTCAATTACACTTGGCTAAACAGTTCTGTCGTTATTCCAAAATGCAGAAGTCCTGTAAGAACGAGTTTATGCAAAGAATGCTAGAAAAAGCGAAGAGAGATATAATTAAACTGATGGAAAGGGGGGATTAAAATGGGTTGTAAAAAAGGCGGAAAGAAAAAGTAAGTTTAACATAGCCCTGCGAAAGTGGGGCATTTTTTATGAGGAAAAAATGGTAAATCCACATCCAACATTAACAAAAGAGTTTTTTGAAAATCAGTTTGGGAAGAAAACAAATCCATCTGAAGCAGGGAAAAAGGGCGGCCCAAGAAGCCAAGCTGTCCAAAGGGAAAAGCGTTTATTAAGAGAAGCGTTAAAAATGATGCTTGAAATGCAAGATGAGAACGCTCTGCAAGGAATGGATCAGACAAATGCTCAAGCTATTGCTATTGCTGCAATTAAGAAAGCTAAAGACGGAGATATTCCTGCTTGTATCTTTGTGAGAGATACGTCAGGAGAAAAGCCTGTTGAAAAGCAAGAGGTTGAAGTCGGCGAATTGCAAAAGCTCGTAGTTGAAGTAAAAGAATGATATTTTATAAGAAGTATTTACCTTTATTATATCTCAATCATTCAAAATACGATTTTATTATTCTGACAGGTGGCCGTGGTTCTATGAAAACAGGCCATTGTTTGAGAGGTGTTTTGAAATGTGCAGGTGAAGAGCCAAAAAGAGTCTGTTTCTTTCGTGAAACAAAAGACACTTTGGATGACTCATTAAAGGCCGAGCTTCATTCTCTGATAGAAACAGAGTTCGCAGGTATGGGCTTTAGCTATACAAAGGATTGTATAAGACATGTCAACGGGTCTTATATGTTCTTCAAAGGGTTAAAAGAGGTAAATACTGCAAGCGTTGAGAATTTAAAGGGTGTTGCTACTTCTACTGATATATTCGTTGTAGATGAAGCACAGGCTGTTTCAAAGCCTGTTTGGGATGTGTTAATTCCTACGCTTCGGAAAGAGGGCTGTGTTCTAATAGCC